GGGGGGGCCTGCCAAGGCCGGAAAGGGGGGTAGGGCGGCCTCGGACTTAGCCAACGCGCCAGAACTCAGCCAGCGCACCTCCAATCGCAGAAACGATTGAAATAATCAGCCGAAGAATATTCTCACGAGAAGCCATCAGCCATTACCTCCCGCAACGGGAGAAGGAGCCGGAGTTCCGGCCGGAGCCGGGGGGGTCGCGGGCGGAGCTCCAACCGCACCGCTAGCTCCCCCGACTCCAGCCGGTACAGCTTCCGGAACCAGACCCAAGGCAAAAAGATCAGCACGACGACCCTCGTCATGCACCAAATCCAGAAACTCACCTGGATCGTTATTACAAAACTCCCGAACAGCCGACGGCAAACGACCGAAAGTCGCCTCGGCATCCCGAACCGCATTCAACGCGGTATGAAAATCCACAGCACCAGAAAAATCGCCGTAGGTCGCACGCGACCCATCCGGAAACGGCTCACGATGCGCAATATGACGAGCCACAATCTGATTAACGTCGGACTCCAACGCCATCGACTGCTTCGTCATCACACGACCGCCACCAGGCGCCAACACCTGCTTCCGCGAATAATCAGGATCACCCATCACATCACCTCCGGGTGGAGGATCGAAACCCTCCACCTAGACCAGGAATCAAATCGAGAGCGCGGCGGACTTTCCGCATCAGCTCTCCGTGCTCCGTAGCGTCGAACGCGCCCTGAGCACGAGCACCAGGCAGCTCAGTCTCCAAAAGAAAACGATTCACATCAGTCTGAACCGTCCGAGCTACGCTCTCCTTCTCCTGCTGACCCATTAAATTAATCTCAGCAAGACGCTTCATGAAATCCACGCGCATCAAATCATTCTCAAGACGAGGCTTCTGAACAACCTCGCCTTGCATTAAACGCAAATTCTCCGCATTCGTCTCAGCGGACTCCCGCTGAGCCTTAATCGTACCCAACTCATCGGCCATGGCTTTTCCCTGCTTCGCAGTCGCCATGCCCATTTCCGCACCTTCCATCATCATTCCACCAATGTCAGGAATCGGAACAGGAGCAGCCGCATGAGAACCAGTCGGACCCTGCGAATAAGCCAACGCAGGATTCAGACCCGACTTATACAAATCACGCACCGTATCCTGATATGCGGTCTGCCTCATATGACGTTCCCACTGACGCGCATCCTTCGTAGCCAAAAGACCGGCAAGACCCTGAGCCGCACCAGAAGACATGCCACCAGCAGCACCAACAATAGCGCCAATCGCACCAGCCATAATCTAACCTCCGAAATCGACAAAACAAAAATGACCATGAAACGAGTAGAAAGAACCGAAACTAGAAAACGAAATCAGAAATGATCGACAAGACCAGGAACGGAGAAAGTAGGCATGGGGCGGGCGCAACGAAACTGGAACCAGAAATCACCGAAAAAATGCGGCTCATCGGGAACTGCCAGAATCCTATCCATCGGAGGCGCATCAATAATAAACACGTCATTCAGCAAAGGCAGAGAACCGAACTCAAGACCCAGATGCCACTGGTCCAACGGAGCCGCGTCGATCGAACGCATCGCGCTTGCCGTCCGCGACGGCTTGTAACGATACTCCGCGTACCGCTCCTGATACCCGAACACACCGACATCCGCCGTAGCGGCGAAAATGCCACCCTGGACATAAATCTCACGATTCAAAACGGCCTGCTCGCCCAAATGAGCCAACGCGGGCCAATAATAATCGAACCGCGTACGACGATGGAACATCCGTTCCACGCCCTGCTGATAGGTCAAATCCGCTCGAACATTGACCAGCCCGATCAAAACACAATGCTCCGTGAACGACTTCTGAAAACCGACGCCACTAGCCTGGGCCGTCGCAAACCCGCCCAGGTCAGCAATTACAGGCGACGGAGGGGACAGGGACACCCCAGTAGTACGCGCAACCGGATGAACATTCACGCGCGTAGACCCACCTCCCAGATACTCGGGCCGCTGCAGCCGAGCATCGGGAGACACCACACCGAAGTGCGATCGGACAATCTCCGTATACCGGGAACCACCGCGAGCATCCCGCTCGAGCAGCCGCTGAATCTGGAACGCCTCCCGGATCTGATTAATCGTCGCAGCCGTCGCAGCCGACAAATCCGCAACGAGCTTCGGCTCGTCCCAACTACCCGGACCGGAAGAACCACCGGCCGGAGTCGCATTCCACTCCACCTGGCCGGGCGACCCCGACGGCGACCACAAACGCACACCGCCAACGGTTTTCACCGTAAACAGCGGGACGCCATCCGTCGCAGGATCAGAAATCACCGGAGCACTAGACCCGAGCGGAAGCTCCACCGGGTCACCCTTCTGGGGCCACGGCAAACACGACGTAAAGTAATCATGCCGCTTACCACGCGGCAAAATCTGATAATCCAGAATGTCATCCGGGCCATCGTCCGTATCCACAACAACCGAATCCTGAAGATTCTCGTCACGAAACCACTCATTCCAGATCAGGTTATAAGCCCGATGATGCAGAGAATTGTAGGTCTGCGAACCCGCAACCGGAGGAATCCCCATGTAATCCGACAAACTCCGATCGGCTACTACATGAGACGTGAACTGCGGAACCAAAAAATCCGTCGAATCGCCAGGATTACGCTGCTCGCCATTGAACTTCGCCCAATTGTCCCAAACCAAACGATTTGGCACCGCGAAGAAGAAAAAATCCATCCAGAGATTATCCATCAAAGGATAGATCGGCGTAGACATGCGCACGAAAGAAGAGAGCTTCAAATTGAACGTATCGCCCGGAAGGGCCTCATCCAGAAAGATCGGAACCAGCTCGCCAGCAAAAAACGCGGTTTTCAAACCGCAAGACCGATCGAAAGACGAACGCTGAATTTCAGCCTTCGGAATCTGCGCAAACGAATGCTGACCCTTCGTCCACGACTTGCCTGCACTATGCGCTTGAGGGTATCCACCAGCCATCACGACTCCTTCACGAACGTAAGAAGCAGACCGAGATTGATCTGCTTCTCGGCAGCAACCAGCAAACCACTGGTCGAATCATACGCACCAATCTCGAACAGCGTGTAGTCGGCCGCATACCGATGAAAATCGGTAGACGCATCATTCACCGCCCTTTCAATCATCCGGGCCGCTACCGCAGAATTAGGAGCAAAAAACGGCTGCAAATAAGCCGCAGCCTTCGCATCGTAAACAGAAAACACCTTCTGCCACATCACTACACCTCACAGATCGCGCTTGGCGCGCTTAGCCTTTTCCTCGGCCACCTGGTCGCGGACCGCTAAACGCTCATAAGTTAACTCGGACGCTCGATCCTCAACCCGCGCACGCCGCTTTCGCTTAATCGCATCCAACTCGGGCTCGCCCAGCTTCGCATCATAAAACCGAGGCGGTCGAAACCTACGACCCTGGTGTATGACCTCATCAGACGGATACACGTCAGATGCGAACTGCTCGAACCAAGCAGAACCAATTCCCGGCCGCCGCGACATCGTAGTGTAAGGCGGCCGCACTGATCGCACCTCACCAGTAGAAACATCAACGCGCGCATATTCCTCCTCGGCACGCTCGCCAGTAATCTTCCCAACACAATAACGCGCGACATACGCGGCACTCTCATACGTCAATGAACCCACAGAGGAATGACCCATGCCCCAAGCACGGGAAAGAGACTCAGAAACAAAAAGAGCACGCTCGCCAGAACCACGCACGCGTATACGATCATCAGAGAAGTCAATACCGAAAAGGACCGCATGATAATGTGGGCGCTTATTCGCTTCCCCATACTCCCCACAATGGAAAAAACGGAAAGGCCCTTTAGCTTTCCGCAAACGCTTTGCAAAACGCTGCCAATCCTCAACACGCAGACCTCCGTCAGCGGGCAAATGCGCAGCATCGTACGTCAACGTGATAAAGCAATTACGCTTGTGCAACTGAGACTCATGAACGCATCGAATCGCCCACTGGCGAGAGCGTTCAATCCTGCAGCCAATACACTGACCGCACGGCAAAGAAAGGGGGCGATCGCCATAACCCTTCTTAGAGTCAAAGACGATCGCCCCACCAGGAGCACGATAAGCAGCAAGTGGCCGAAAACACGCCACCGCTACAAACGCCAGCCGCCGCGCATCGGGCGAGACCGCAGATTCTTACCCTTTACGCGGGTTCCCCTTCGGAAGCTCCGACGACTGGACTTGCGAGACATCTGCTTTCGAAATGCCATCACGACGCTCCTTAACCAAAGCTTCCGCAATCATCCTTCGGAAGCCAACGATCAGACGCTCCGACTCACGCGCGATCTCGGTATCTCCGAGAAGCCGCGCACTTCCCAAAACTTCCTGTTCCCTACGGAGTAGCGCACGAATTTCCTTGACAGAATACGAACGAGAAAGTTCCACAGCGAAACCTCGATTACGCCACCATGGCGCAACCCACAATCTACACAACGCGTCCTGATCTTCAAGACTGCCCCCTTCGGTGTCAGTCCACACAGTTAACATCAAGTAGAGCAACTGTGCCAGCGCTTTCAGCGCAAAAGAAAGGCCCCCCCGAGCCACGTCTCGGGGGGGCCTGCCAAGGCCGGAAAGGGGGGTAGGGCGGCCTCGGACTTAGCCAAC